TGGATGAAGCAAGAAATGCATTACGAACTTAAAAGGTGGACTGATGAGGAAGATGAAGGCGGAAATGGACAAGGTTGAATACGTTCTTGCGCAAGCCCAGTCCGCAGAAAATGTTGTAGTAATCTGTTTTGACGTTGACGGCGAAATGGCTTTGTATTCAACTATCACTAATGGCCCTGAAATTTTGTGGTCACTCGAGATAGCTAAATCTCAAGTTCTTGAGATGGGTCAACCGGAGGATGCGTGATGGCTCTAGATATTATTACGTGGCTTATGTTGTACATCATGTTTTTGGCGGCTATGTTGCTCACCTTCCTAGGTATTGACGCATACAAAGAATGGAAGAATAGAAATGATTGACTTCATGCAGAAGCAGTTTGACATTAGTCAAGAACTAATTCGGCTTATGAATCGTGAACACGAACAGCGAAACCGTATCCTTGAACGGTACGAGGATGAACTACGAGAAAAAGACAGGCAAATTGCCAAACTTCAATCAACTATTGAGGCGCTAGAAGTTTTAGTGAAAAAATAAATGAACACGATATACATCTGGTTTAACCTACTAATAGTTATAAACGGTCACTGGGTGTATATAGATTCATTTGAAACCTTAGAAGAGTGCCAAGCAGAACGTGCCGAATTAGAAAAAGAATACCAAGGAAACTACTACTGCTTACCTGCGAACGTAAAGAAAGTATGAGACATGCGGGAAAAACAGCGGATAGCAGCACGAAAGCATTACGCCAATAACAAAAAGAAAGTAATAGCCAAAGTACAAGCGTACAAGGCTAAGAAGCGAGAAGAGTGGTGGGAGTATAAAAAAACTTTGAGTTGCACTAGTTGCGGAGCCACGCACCCTGCTATCATTGACTTCCATCATGTCGATAGAAACGACCCCCACAAACAAAAAGTGCATCAATTAGTACAGAGCGGTAGATATCACGCCGCTTACGAAGAGATAAAAAAGTGCCTCATCCTATGTGCCAATTGCCATAGGATTCATCATTGGGAAGAACGTAATCAAGAACTATGAATTGCAAATGCGGAGCGGAGACTAAAGTTGTAGATACCCGACCTGTCGGGGGCAAACAAAAGCGGCGTAGAGCCTGTTTAGAATGTGGCAATCGGTTCAATACGTTTGAAGTTCTTGAGTCCGAACTGACACTACACGGCGTTGATATACCCGAAGAAAAACCAAAGAACGTAGAAAAGACTCCTTACGTTCGTAAAGAAGTCGCAGAAAAAATAAACGAAAACAAAAAGAAAGCGCGACACCTCATTGAAGATATGAAGTGGCAGCGCGACATGGAAGAAGATTTATTCTGGAACGGAGATTACCAAGATGAGCACGCATACTAATGAGGCTGTAGACCACCCCGAGCATTACCAAAGCCCTTTTCAAATCGAGTGTATCGACGCCATCGCTGCGGCCACTCATGGGCTTGAAGGTCTAGAGGCAGTCTGTGTAGGCAACTCCATCAAATACTTATGGCGTTGGAAGAGAAAGGGCGGGGTCAACGACTTGCGTAAGAGTCGCTGGTACCTCGACAAACTCATCAACCACCTAGAGTCGGAGATTGCCAAGAATGCCGAAACTACTTGACCAAATCTTATACAAGCATTCGTCCGACCAAGTAAAAATATTGCTAGACCGGATGGATAGTCATCCCGACGAGTTCACTAAGCAACGGATAGGGGTATGGGGTTCTAGAGACCTGCAATGGATGGAGTTGGCTGAACACGGTACCTTCGGTTCGTTTGAAAGGTGGGCCGTAAACCGCAAACTAAAAGCACTAAACATCAAAGCAAGTAGAGACCGCATACTAGACCTTCTTATAAATAGCGGCGACTCTGGCGAAGAAGACTACCCAAAAAAGAAGTGGATAAAGACGTGATGCAAATCATCACCATAGATTTTGAGACGTACTACTCACGGGAGTTTTCTTTGTCGAAGGTTACGACAGAGGAGTACGTGCGGTCTTCTGAGTTTGAAGCCATTGGCGTGGGAGTTAAGGTAAATGACGAAGATGCAATATGGTTCTCGGGTTCGCACAGTGATATTCAACAATTTTTGCAGAGTTATGATTGGTCTCAATCTATTGCTGTGGCCCACAATGCTCCTTTTGATGCCGCTGTACTTACATGGCGTTTTGGCATTAGCCCTTACATGTGGGTCGATACTCTTGCTATGGCTCGTGCTATCGAAGGACTGGAGCAAGGTAACAGCCTCAAGAAATTGGCGGAAAGGCACAATCTGGGCGTCAAGGGCACGGAAGTTCTGGATGCGCTAGGCAAAAGACGGCGTGACTTTTCCCCCCAAGATTTAGCGCAGTACGGTGAGTATTGTAAGAACGATACCGAACTGACATTCAAACTCTTCAACGTATACCTATCACAAGTCACACCGCAAGAACTACAGATTATTAGCCTCACGACCAAGATGTTCTCTGAGCCGGTCCTCGAATTAGACGTTGAGCTATTAGAACAACATCTTGAGGCAGTGCGGGATAGAAAGTCGAAACTGTTGGAAGCAGCAGAGGCTGACCGCGAAACACTCATGTCAAACGATAAGTTTGCAGAGTTATTGAAGTCCATCGGTGTAGACCCCCCGCGCAAGATTAGCCCGACTACCGGCAAGGAGACTTGGGCGTTCGCTAAGACGGACGAGGGATTCAAGGCTCTGCTTGAGCATGAGGACGAGACGATACAGACATTAGCCGCAGCTCGGCTGGGCACTAAGTCCACACTTGAAGAGACCCGCACACAACGGTTCATCAACATCGCCAAGCGTGGCAACCTCCCTGTTCCTCTCCGATACTACGCAGCACACACTGGCCGGTGGGGCGGAGATGACAAACTCAACCTGCAGAACCTGCCGTCTCGCGGTACAAATACTCTTAAGAATGCAATCATCGCCCCGGAAGGATACGTAATCATTGACGCCGACTCCTCGCAGATTGAGGCACGGGTGTTGGCGTGGTTGGCAGGACAAGTGGATTTAGTTGAGATTTTTGAAAAGAACAATGCGGAAATTTTGGCGGGCGTAAAGAAGAAAGACTATAAATATGACCCGTACAAACTAATGGCGTGTCAGATATACAATAAATCTCCAGAAGACGTAACAGACCAAGAGCGGTTCGTGGGTAAGACTACGATTCTTGGCGCAGGGTACGGCATGGGTGCTGAGAAGTTTAAGATTCAGTTGAAGAACTTCGGCGTGGATGCTTCGATTGAAGAGTGCCAGCGCATCATCTTTGTGTACCGGCAGACCTACCCCCGCATTCCTGAATTATGGAAACAAGCTGGACGTTGTCTAGACGCAATGATTCAAGGAGCAGTTGCTCCCATCGGGGTTCAACCTCAAGCACTGAGTATGGACGAGCGCGGGTTCCGGCTACCTAACAACTTTCACATCAAGTACAACGACCTCCGTAGCGAGATGGATGGCTATACATATAAATCACGCAATGGACGAACCAAGGTCTACGGTGGTAAGGTAGTAGAGAATCTATGCCAAGCGATAGCGCGGTGTGTGATTGCCGAGCAGATGATTCTTATGAGTGAACGGTATCGAGTAGTACTTACCGTGCATGATGCTGTTGCATGTGTTGCGCTAGAGCAAGAAGCTGAAGAGGCCAAGAAGTACATAGAAAAGTGTATGCGGACCAAGCCGGAGTGGGCAGCAGAGTTACCACTTAATTGCGAATCCGGATATGCACGAAGCTACGGAGAGTGTTAATGACAACCAAGCTAGAGAAGAAAGTAGAGAGGGAAACCGCAATCATCGAGAAGATGGTCCCGCTGATTGTGTCTCTTTATCCAAATAACACTATGGGATTCCGGCTCAAACATAAGCACGAAGAAATCATCGTGGACCTTGAGACCATTTACCGGTATGCCAAAAACCTAGCCATCGCAGGGAAAGCAAGGGTCGTATGACAGATTACACTTGGTCTTATTCAGCACTGTCCACGTTTCAACAATGTCCCCGTAAGTACTACCGAATCAAAGTTGTTAAGGACATCAAGGAACCGATGTCCGAAGTCATCCTATACGGGCAAGCGCTCCACAAAGCAGCAGAAGATTACGTTGGCAAGAGCAAACCAATTCCGGAGAAGTTCTCGTTTATTAAGCCTTATCTGGATGTGTTCCTGACTATCGAAGGTGAGCGCTACTGCGAATATCGTATGGGGCTGACCAAGGAACTGGAACCTTGCGAGTTCTTTGCTAAGGATGTGTGGCTACGAAGCGTGGCTGACCTGCTGATTATTAGTGGAGACACCGCCTTCTTGGTTGACTATAAAACCGGCAAGTCCCAGTACGCCGACACCAAACAGTTAGAACTGATGGCGCTCTGTGTATTCAAGCACTTCCCGCAAGTTAAGTTAATTAAGGGTGGACTGCTGTTCGTGGTAACCCAAGAATTCATCGAGGCCGAATACACCCCCGAAGGACAGAAGGAAGCATGGATGAGTTGGTTCGATGAGTTGATTCGCCTTGAAGGTTGCTACGACTCAGAGACATGGAACCCCAGCCCTAACTTTACTTGTAAGAAGTTTTGCCCCGTAACGGATTGCGAGTATCATGGCAATAATGGCCGTTAGGAGGACACCATGCCGTACGTAAACAAACCGAGACCTTACAAGAAAGAGTGGGAGCAGCAGAAGGAACGCAACGAGAAAAAGCCCCGTGCTGCAAGGGAACGCGCAAGATATGCGATGGACAAGAAAGGGGTAGACCGGACAGGAAAGGATATCGACCATGTCATTCCGTTATCCAAAGGGGGCACCAACTCGCCCAGTAATCTTCGGCTCAAATCTCCAACAAAAAACCGTTCCTTCTC